CTGTCGTCGTCGTCTGCGAACACGCGATTGCCGCCCTCGTCCACCAGGCAGCGGCGCACGTACTCCACCTGCACATCGTAGAAGCTCGGCCCGTCGCCTTTCTGGGCGTCCATCAGCATGCGCGCCAGCACGGATGCGCTGCGCGCGTCCAGCTCGCGGATGCCGAACGTGTGGCCGCCGATCTCATACGGGTGCTGCTTGCGCTCGAACAGTACGGATTTGCTCATGTATAGACTCCTGCAGGTGTGGAGCGGGCCAGGAGTGCGGCCCCGGCGTCACGGCCACCCGCTCCACGTCGCCGGTGGTGGGTTAGGCGTAGGTCACGGCTCCGCTGATCTCCAGCGTGATGGTGCTGGTCATCAGCGCGTCCACGCCGCCGGAGACGGTGAATCCCAGCACGTAGGCCGAGAACGCAATCGTGCTGGTGCCGTCGGACAGCGTGATCTGGAACTGGGACAGCGTGCGGTTGGTGCGCGCGGTGCGCACGGCGCTCTGCCCGGCGTCCGCCGTGTGCAGGTAATTGACCTCCAGGGTGATCTGGCCCTCGTCGGCCAGCCCCATCAGTTTATCCTTGGCGACGCTGCCCAGATGGGTGGCGTCGATGACGGTGGCCGAGCCGGACGGCCCGTTGAACGATTTAACCTCGCCGATGGGCGTCCATACCGGCGTTGCGGTGGTGCCCGTGTTGATGGCGACCACGGTGCCTTGGGTTTCCAATGCCATGTTTGCTTACCTCGTTGGTGGTGGCCCTCGCGGGCGTCAGAAATAGACCGAGAACTCGGTCATGATCCGTTTTGCGCCGGTCGGCTCGTCCAGCAGCGTGCCGGCGTTGATGGTCTGTGCGGCGATGCCGCGCATGGCGGCCCGCACGGCATTGCGCAGCTGGTGCGCGGCTGCGATGCTCTCCGCGTAGCAGTCGATCTGCACCCGCTCGCGCGCGTTGGCCAGCGTGTCGCCGGCCAGGGTGTTGTCCGCGTCGGTGTAGACGGTCTGCAGCACTACGTAGGGCAGCGCAACGCCCATGGGCACGTCGCCCACCCAGTAGACGCGGTCAGCCACCAGGGCGGTGACGGCCGGGTCGTTCTGCACGGTGTCGTAGACCCTGGCGCTCATCGTCTCGCCCTCCGTACCGCCAGCTGGATGCGGCGGTCCAGCACGCGCTGGAACACGTCCACCGCCTCGCGCTTTTTCGCCTCGAATGCCGGCCGCAGAAACGGCCGCGCAGCCGCCTTGCGGGTGCCGAACTCGACGAATCGCCAGTAGTAGGCCTGGTTGGCCTTGCCGCTGCCTTTCCTGCCGGTGCGCACGTCGATGATGTACTGCTCTGCATGGCCGTTGGCGCGCGGGTTGCGCTCACGCCGCATGCGCACGGCCCGTTTCAGGTTGCCGGTCTTGCCCTGCGGCGCACGCCGGCGCGCCTCCTCGCGGATGACCTTGCCGGCCTGGAACAGCGCGGACCGCACCGGCCCGCCGTTTTTGGCCGCCAGCTCTCGCGGCAGCCGCTCCAGGGCCCGCAGCAGCTCGTCCAGCCCCAGCACAATGGCGTCGTCAGCGGCCATCGGTCACCCCCGACACGGCCTGCACCACGGTGCGGTCCGGGTGGCGGAACACGGACCGGATGTCGTAGGCGTCGCCGTCGTAGAGGATGCGCATGCGTTCGTCGACGGCCACGCCGTTGCGCAGCACGAACTCCCGCGTGCGCCAGGCCACCTCCTGCCCGCCGGCCACTTTCTCGCCGGCGCTCAGGTCGCGGACGCGGGCCCAGTAGCTGCCCGCATCGGCCCAGCCGGTCTGCACGCCGCCGTAGCTGTCCCGCGTCTCCACCTGCTGCTGCAGGGTGACGCGGCGGTTGAGCTGCCCGGCTTTCACAGCGGTGCCTGCCGGTAGGGCGCCAGCAGGGCGTCCACCGCCGGGTTGGGCGTGTGGCTCACGCCGATGATGGATGCCTCGCGGGTCTCGTACATGTCGGCGAGCAACAGCAGCACGGCCTGCACGACCGGCAGGTCGGCAGCGGTGCCGCAGGTGTAGTCCACCGTCACCGCGTCGGCCCCGTCGATCACGTCAGGCCATTGCGCGCCCGGCGCGGACACCACCTCCACAGGCAGCGTCTCGGTGGCCTGGTAGTCGGCCGCCGGCACGACCTGGGCGTTGCCGTCCGGGTCGATGTACCGCACCGCGTCGATGGCGATCACCGGGTGCCGGGCCAGCTCCAGCCGGTAGAAATCGTCGAAGAAGGCACGCCATTGCTGCTGGCCGATGGCCAGCCCGGTGATGTTCTCCACGTGCTGCCTGGCGGCGGTGATCAGCCGGGTGATCAGCGCGTCGTCCAGCGTGTGCTCAACGCGCAGATGATTTTTTGCCTCGGCCAGCGTTACGGGCTCGCTTGCCGGTGCCTGCAGTCGTTTTTCCAGCATATTCCGCCTGTCCGCTATCGACCAGCCGCTGTTCGGTGGCCTCGTCAAGCTCCACGGTGTCACCGGCGGCGTAGGAAAAATCCGCGCCGGCCATGGGCGTTTTGAGTACGATCATGTCAGCCTCCAGTGCCCGGCCCTGTCGGGCCGGGCGTCAGGTGGTGCTCAGATTAGAGCGGGTGGGTCAGCTTGCGGATGGCCTCGCCCAGCACCACGTTGCCGTCGACGCGCTCGAACATGCGGAATCCCACCTGTCCGTTGGCCGCGTACAGCTCGTTGAGCCGCTGGAACGTGCGGTTGGCCCGGTCGGCGATGACGTAGTAGCTGAAATCGCCGAACAGCACCGACACCGTCTGCGAGCCCACGGTGGGCATGCCGTCGGTGGCAAACACCGGCCGGCCCATCAGCATGTCCGGCTCACCGGCCCGCAGGCCCGGCTGCCAGATGTACTGCCCCTGGGTGTCCTTCAGCTTGCGCACCAGCTTGATGGTGGCATCGTTCATCAGCCAGCTGGCGTTGGCGCGGTAGGCCCGCTTCAGGTCGTGATACAGGTCCACCAGCTCGTCGGCGGTAATGGCCGCATTGCTGGCGGCCGTCAGGATGCCGGTGGCGCCGGCCACAGCGCCGGTGGGCTGGCCGGTGCCGGTGCCGTTGACGAACGCCAGCTCCTCGGCCACGCCAAAGCGCTTGCCGAAATTGCGTGCCAGATAGCCCTGCAGGTCGAAGATGGCGTCCTGCAGCAGCTCCTCGCTCACCCGCACGATGGTGGCCAGCTTGTGGGCGCCCAGGACCACGTTGCCGAACACCGGATCGCTCTCGGTGTAGGCGGCCCCCTCGGCAGTCCATGCCGCGCTGCCGGCGTCGGCCTCCACCGGAATGTTGCGATCCGAGCCGGTGGTGATGACGTTGGCGATCTGCCGCATGATGTTCTCGTTGAGGATGGCCTCGACCAGCATGGCCTCGAACTCCTGCGGCACGATGAATCCGCCCTGGCTGTCGGTGCCGGTGTTCAGCGCGGCGCGAATCTCGCCGTCCAGCGCGGCCGAGCCGTTGCGCGCATAAGCAAAGAATGCCTCGACATAGGCGTCCTTGCGCTCCTCCGGCATGCCCTGCAGCACCGGCGATTCGGCCAGGTTGGCCTCCAGCCGTTGCAGCTTCTCGGCCCGATCGATGGAGGCCTTGATTTTGTCGGCCTCGGCGGTCAGGCGGTCAAACGTCTGCGTGTCGTCGTCGGTGAGCTCGCCCTTGTCCAGAATGGCGCGGGCGTCCGCGATCAGCTTTGCACGCTGTTCGTACAATGCATTGATTTCCATGATGTTTTCCTCTCAGGTGGTGGTGGTGGACGGTACGCCCGTCACATGGCAGCCAGGCGCAGGCGGCGCTCCATCACGGCGCGCGCGTCTGCGTTCTGGCGGATTCGTTGCAGCGCCTGCGGAATGCTGGCGCCGGCCGGCAGCGCGAATGCGGCAGCAGGCAGGTGCTCGTCCTCGACCTCGTCGGCCATGCCCATCTCCAGCGCCTCGGACGCGGACAGCCAGGTCTCGGCGTCCAGCATCTCCATCATCTCCTCGCGCTTCTTCTTGGTCTTGCGCAGGTAGATGTCCAGCATGGCCTCGCCGATCTTGTCCAGGTCCTCCGCCGCCTTGCGCAGCTCGGCGGAATTGCCCATGGCCACGGTCCACGGCCAATGGATCATCAGGAACGCATTACCGGCCATGGTCACGGTGTCGCCGGCCAACGCGATGATGCTGGCGATGGACGCGGCCACCCCGTCCACGTGCGTCTGCACCTGGGCCGGGTGGGCCCGCAGGGCGTTGTGGATGGCCATGCCGTCGAATACGGCCCCGCCCGGCGAATTGATGCGCAGGTCGATGGCCGATGCCTCGATGGCTTTCAGGTCGCGGACGAAATCCCGCGCGGTGATGCCGTACAGGCCAATCTCGTCGTAGAGCATGACCTCGGCGCGGTCGCCCATGGCCCTGATTTTGTACCAGTTTTTCATTCTCTCTCTCCGGTGAGCGGTTGCAGGTTCGTCTGATTGAAGTGCTGGTCGCCGCCGTCGATGGGCGGCAGGTTCTCCAGCCTGCGCACCTCGTTGACGCTCATCCAGCCGTTCTGCAGCGCGGACGAATACAGCTCCGCGCGCGATTTGCTGTCGCCGCGCAAAAGCGCATTGAGCTCGAACTCGCAGTAGAACTGGCTGGAGAACAGCTTGCGGTTGAGCTCCTGCTCGATGCGCGACAGCCACGGCCGCAGCGTGAACTGGAGAAATCCGAGCACCTGCTCCTCGATGCCGGATCCCCAGGACGTGGATTTCTCCGTGCTGTTGAGCAGCGGCAGCGGCACGCCGAATATGCGGCTGATGTCCTCGATCTGGAACTTGCGGCTCTGCAGCGTCTGCGCATCCTCGGGCGAGATGCTGATGGGCCGGAACTCCATGCCCTTGTCCAGAAACACCACCCGGCCGGTGTTGGTCTTGCCGGAATACAGCCGCTCGAATGCCTGCCGCAGCGCACGCAGGCCTTCCGGCTTGAGCGCCTGCTGCATCACCACCTGCCCGGTGGGCGCCGCGCCGTTCTCGTGCGTCTTGAGCTGGTGGTTCTCCAGCGCCTCGGCCAGCGAGATGGCGTTGCAGGCCACCGCCTGGATGACCGAGATGCCCTGCACGCCGTTCCAGCCCATGCCCGGGATGTGGATCATGTTCTGCGCCGGCACACGCTCGGTGCCGCGCTCGTCGCTGTGCACGTCGTAGGCCACCACGTCACCGGTCTTGCGCACCGTCACGCGGTCCGGTGCCACCGGCTCGATGGCGGTCACCCGGCCGCCGCCCCTGCGGATGACGGCATAGTGGTTGCCCGCCAGCAGCAGGTGCATCAGCATCTGCTCGCGCCAGACGAACGACGTCATCCAGCGGTTGGGCGCGTCATGCAGCAGCCGGTAGACCGGGTGGTCTGTGGCCGCCTCGCGGCCATCGCTCGTGCGCCGGTAAACGAACAGCGGCAGGCTGGCGATGTTGCCGGCGATGATCTCGCAGCAGCGCCAGACCACCGATTGCTGCAGCGCAGCGCTGACGGTGGTGGATTTGTCCAGGCCCAGCTCGGACGTCACCGTCCCGCCCGGTATCTCGTCAATGGCCGCCTTGGTTCGCCGCCAGAATCTCCACATCAGATGATGCCCGTCTCGTAGATGGACGGCTCGTTGCCGCCCGTGTCATGGATTGCGCCGGCCAGCGCCATGATCAGCGCCACCGGCCCGTCGATCTTGTTCTCCGGAAACTCCTTGCGCGGGTAGATGTTTTCCTTGGCGTCGGTGTGGGCCACCACGTTGCTCATCATCCACGCCATGGCCGGGTTGCCGTCGTGCCGCAGCCGGCCCGCGATCACCTCGGCCTCCAGCTGCTTCATCGGCTCGCTCATGTTCTGCACCGTGTGCCTGAACTCCACCATCGGCAGCCCCTGGGCCACCAGGTGATTGACCATCTGCTGCGCCTGCCACGGGTCGTACAGGATGCCCTGCACGTTGTACTCGCCGGCCAGCTGCAGGATGTCCTCCTCGATGGTGTCCAGGTCGATGACATTCCCCGGCGTGGTGATGATGTGCCCGTCACGCACCCAGCCGCTGTACTGGCTGTTGCGCGAGGCATCCACCGCATCCTCCGGCAGGTAGAACCTGCAGCTGACCCTGTACTGCCCATCGATGGCAAACAGCAGTACCACCGCGGCAATGTCGGTCTTGGTGGCCAGGTCGACGCCGATCCAGCACGGCACGCCGTCGAGGTCCTCGTCGTAGCCGGCCAGACCGTCCCAGGCCCGCATGTCCATCCAGGACGTGTCGGCGTTGACCCACACGTTCAGGTGCTTGGTCAGGAAATTGTTCTGCGCGCTGCTCATCTCCATGGCCTTGCGCGCCTTGCGGGCCATGTCGTCCGGGCTGACCGACACGCCCCAATTCGGGTTGGCCTTGCGCCAGGTGGCCTCGTCGGTCCAGTCATCGCCATCGTCCACCGTGTAGACAACGGCGAAATACTCCGGGTCGTCCACCGCTCCACATAAAACCTTCAGCGCGTAAGACCGCTGCTCGTAGCAGATGCCGGCCCGGTTGCTGCCGGCCGTGGTGATGGCCCAGATCAAAGGCTGCTGCCGCGCGCCGGTGGCCGTCTCCAGCACGTCCCATACGTCGCGCGTCTTGTGCGCGTGCAGCTCGTCGACAATGGCGCAATGGACGTTCAGGCCGTCCAGGTTACCGCCCTGGTCCCGGCTCAGCGCCCTGAACGATGCGCCCAGCGGTTCGTAGGTGATGGCATGGGCGAAGGTGGCAAAGCCGTGCCTGCGCAGGTCCGGCGAGCGCTCCACCATGCGCTTGGCGTCGCCAAATACGATGCGCGCCTGGTCACGTGTGGTAGCCGCTGAATACACCTCAGCCCCGCCCTCACGGTCGCCGGCCATGCAGTAGAGCGCGATGCCTGCCGACAGGGTGGATTTGGCGTTCTTGCGCGGCACCTCGATGTAGGCCGTCTTGTACCGCCGCGCGCCCTGGTCGTCGACCCAACCAAAAACGGTGGTGACCAGGAACACCTGCCACGGCTCCAGCCGGATTCTTTGCCCGGCCCACTTCCCCTTGATGTGCGGCAGGTGCTCGATCAGCGCGCACGGCCTCGATGCCCGGTCCACGTCGAACACATAACCCAGGTTCTCATCGTCGAGATCACGCCGCTGGCGCTCGCATGCCTGACGCACGTATTCGCACGCCGGCAGACGCCCACGCAGTACATCATCGACATATTGCATGGCAACGTCGAAATACCGCGTTGATTTGGACACGTTTACAGGATGTCGTCCAGATCCGTTTTTTCCTGATCAGATTTTGTTGACTGAACCTTTGTCCTGCTGGATGGCGTCATGCCAAATTCAGTCAAAAGAGCTTTCATCTGATCGAACGCGCCTTGTGCAACTGAGAAATAAGGCGACCGTTTCAGCACGCCCTTTTCGTCCTCTATCACAGGCCCGCGTTTGGCAATTTCGTCCGTCGCATGACGCCAAACAGAATAGGCCTCGCAATAGGCCTCAAGTGCATCACTGTCAATAACCGTCAGGATGCCTGCGTCATGCAACCGGCTTGATATTTTCTTCCAGTGTTTTTTCGCGTCAGGAGAAAGACTGCCAGGCATTTTCGGCATCGAAGCGTCAGGCGCAGGCTCCCGTTTATTCAGGCGGCATTTTCTTGCGGTGCCTCGCACGATTTTCAGCTGTGTGGGTAACGGTTTTCTGCCGGGCATTCGATTGAAATTGGATGCGAGAAAAATTAAGGCCGCTTGCGTATTTCGCGGCCACCCTCCTTACTTTTGACCCCCCCTACCCATAGCCGCGCGCGTTTTCCTGCTGTGGCAGGGCTTGCACAGCGGCTGCAGGTTGGCAGGGTCGTTGTTGGTTGCGTCCTCGTCGATGTGGTCCACCTCGGTCGCTCTGGTGACCACACCATTGCTCATGCACATTCTGCACAGCGGCTCTGCGGCCAGAATCTCGGCCCGCAGCCTGCGCCATGCCATGCTGTACGTCGGCAGCTCCCGCCTCTGCTGCCGGCGGTACGCCTGCTCGTTCTCATGCGCGATCCTGCGCACAGGTTTTGCGCGACGCGGCCGGAACGTAGCGGCCCGTTGCGCCATTAGCGCCAGCCGATGGCGTTGAACAACGAAACCAACCGCCCAACTACAGACTGGATGGTCGGCCAGATGTCGTCCAGCGTCTCCACCGCGTCTCCAAGGCTTTCAGCTACAGCCTCAAGCACGGCCCGCAGCGCGGCCAGTTTCTGCTCACCACGTCCCTCGCCAGGGATGGCGTCCTCCAGCGATTTGATCGCATCAATGATGACGGGCAGCAACCCGAGCACCAGCCGTGCTCTCTCAATG